CAGTGTGAAGTGGCATGAGGGTGTAGCACCAACAGCGACAGCATCAAAAGAAGTATATGCGTTTGTTACAACAGATGGCGGTACTGTGTATTATGGGCGTAAAGCTGTGGAGATATTAGCATGAGTAATATAAACGTAGTAATGAACCAAGCCGCTGCTGCTAGTGTAACGCCTGTCTGGGGGTGGGATTTATCATATGCTTATTATGATCCACCTGAAAGTTTAACTTGGGATTTATCTAACTCTGCTTTTGTAAGTAGGCGCTTTAGCGTTTCATCCCAGACCACTAGCCCTGTAGGTGTATTTTTTAAGCCTGACGGAAGCAAGATGTATGTTTTAAGTAACGGTGTTCCGCAGGGTGTTAAAGAATATAATCTTAGTACAAACTGGGATGTAAATTCAGCAGTTTATATTCAAGCATTAACGACTTCTACGCAAGACACCAGCCCATCTAGCTTGTTTTTTAAGCCTGACGGGACAAAGATGTATATAACAGGGAAAACTAATGATCGTGTTTACGAGTACGATCTTAGCACAGCGTGGGATATTTCGTCAGCGTCAATCAATCAAAACTTTAGTGTCTCGTCTCAGGACACAAACCCACATGGAATTTTCTTTAAGCCTGACGGAACAAAGATGTATGTCACGGGCTGGACAGGGCAAGACCTAAATGAATATGATTTAAGCACCGCTTGGGATATTTCTACAGCTTCCTATTTACAAAACTTTAGTTTTTCGTCTCAGGACACAGCACCAAGGCAGATTTCATTTAGCCCTGACGGAACAACAATGTTTATGGTAGGGATCACAAACGATAACATTTATCAATATTCCCTAAGCACGGGTTGGGATATTTCTACAGCATCTTACATAAAATTGCGTTCCATTAGTGCGGATGAAATTAACGCATGGGGCCTTTTCGTCTCTAGTGACGGGAAGTATCTTTACACTACTGGCAGTAGTTCCGACTATGTGAACCAATATGCACTAGGCCTGTTCAGTATTCAGGCACAGGAAAGTGACGCAAACGGACTGTCATTCAAGCCTGACGGAACAAAGATGTATATTGTTGGGCGTAGTGGTGATGACGTAAACGAATACGATCTCACCACAGCTTGGGATACATCTACAGCCTCTTTTCTCCAAGCCTTTTCTGTCGCTGCTCAAGAAACAACGCCACACGACTTATTCTTTAAGCCTGATGGCATGAAGATGTATATTGTCGGTCAAACTGGAGATGACGTTAATGAGTATTCACTAAGCACAGCTTGGGATGTATCCTCCGCTTCTTACAGCCAAGCCTTTTCTATAGCCGCTCAGGAGATAACGCCACAAGGCCTTTTCTTTAAGTCAGATGGTACTAAGATGTATGTTTGTGGAAGTACGGGTGATGACGTAAATGAATACAATCTTAGTACAGCTTGGGACGTATCTACCGCTTCTTACAGTCAAGCCTTTTCTGTAGTCGCTCAAGACACCGATCCAGAGGCGCTATTCTTCAAGCCAGACGGTACTAAAATGTATATTCTGGGCGGTGGAGGAACTGACGTAAATGAATACACTCTTAGCACAGCGTGGGATATTTCTACAGCAACTTACAGCCAGGCCTTTTTAGTAGGCTCTCAGGGTAACAGTCCAAGAGGTCTTTTCTTCAAAGAGGACGGGACTCAAATGTTTATTACAGGTGGATCACAGAGCAACTTTCACACAGTAACTTCCTACACCATAAGCGTCTAACAATAACCACCACGAACAGACAGGAGATTTACAATGTTCGTTAAAATCACAAACGGTCAAGTTGATAAGTACCCATATACTGCGGGTGATCTTCGCCGTGACAACCCTAACGTATCATTTCCTAAGAACATCACACAGGGGATTATGCAGAAGTATGGCATGGTGGGTGTCCTAGAAGGGCCAAAGCCTACACCTACAGCCTACCAGACAGTTAAGCGTAATGCTCTGCCTACACGTCCTGTCATTGGTCAATACACAGAAGATGATGCACCTATTCCTGACATGGTTGGTGAAGACATTATTGCCGGTTACTGGATGATCGGCTACACTGCTGTAGATATGTTCGCCGATACTACAGATGAAGATGGTGTAACAACCACTAAGGCTGAACATGAAGCTGCATATCAGGCTGCGCTTGATGCTAAGGCTGCTGAGGCTAACCGTGCAACTCGCAACAAGCTGCTGGCGGAAACAGATTATTTCGCCTTAACAGATGTAACAATGGATGCGGCAATGACCAGCTATCGCCAAGCCCTGCGTGACATTACAAGCCACGCTAACTGGCCTAATTTGGAAGAGGCTGACTGGCCGACTAAGCCGTAAGGAATAAGACATGGATAAACGTACAGCAGCTTCCGCGCATGATCGCATTGATGGCCTTGAGAAAGAGGTGATCGCTATAAAGACTGAGGTTAAAATTCAGTTTAAAGATTTGTTTGGCCGTGTGAAGCGGATGGAAAGCATCATGATCGCAGCAACCGCCTCGATCATTGGCCTGCTGGTCGCTGTGCTAACGAAGATGGGGTGATGATCTGTGTTCTTGCCTTTGTCTCATTCAACCACGCTTGGACAGAAGGCGGGAATCAGTTGTTCCAATACTGTTTCTACAACTGCGGCACTGCAAAAAATGGCTTGTGGTACGATAGAGTCTATCGTGTCAGCTACTTGTTTGTCTGCCCCGCGAGGTTTGTTGAAACATGATTGATCCTATCTCAGCCCTTTCCATTGCAGCATCTGCTGTATCAAGCGCCAAGACCCTGCTGGCTGCTGGCCGCGATGCGTCAGGCGCATTGAGTAAGTTTGCTGGTGCAGTGAGTGACGTGAATTACGCGGCTGAGAAGGCCAAGAACCCGAGCATCTTTGCATCATTGACTGGCTCTGCTGAACAGGCGGCAATAGATGCTTTCTCTGCGCAAAAGCGTATGCAGGCTATGCGTAAGGAAATTGAAACGATCATTCAGTTCCAATACGGGCCTACTGGATTAAAGGAATATAAGGACACTCTTCGCAGGGTTCGGGAGCAACGCAAGAAAACCGAGTACCGAAAAGCCGAGATCAAAGAGGCTCTGATAATGTGGGTTGTAGGTGGTATTATCGTGATGGCTGGCATTGCTGGGCTTGCAGCAGTTTTGTATTTCTTAGGTAAACAACAGGGGAAATGGTAATGGCACACACAGTATTAGATAATTGGAAAGTGCTGCCGCGTTTGATGATGCTGGCAGTCACTGTGCTGACCTATCAAGCGGTGCATTGGTTCATGGGGTTACCTGACCCCAGCGTTGCTCAATCAGGGCTTGTAAGCGTCTGTATGGGCGCTCTCACGGGGTGCTTTGGTATCTGGATGGGCAAGGAATCGAAGACCACGGTGACAAGCACAGCTTCGTCTTCTAAAGTAGAGTATGAGGTGGACAAATGATCCAGGCACTGATCGGCCCAGTCGCTGAACTAGCTGGCGGCTGGTTAAAAGGTAAGGCAAGCGCACAGGCTGCGTCTGCGAACCTCAAGCTGGTTGAGGCGGAAGCCAAGGCTACGATAATGAAATCAGCCGCTACATCGGAGGCGGATTGGGAAAAGATTATGGCCCAGGGGACGCAAAGCAGTTGGAAAGATGAATATCTTGTATTGCTTTTTTCTATCCCGCTTATCCTGGCGTTCTTGCCCTTCGAGTGGGCAGACGATGCCGTGACTAATGGTTTTGCGGCGCTGGAAAAAATGCCAGGCTGGTACAGCTACACGTTAGGTGTAATCGTTGCCAGTAGCTTTGCTGTAAGATCAGCAACTAAGTTTTTTGGAGGCAAAAAATGAAAGAGAACTTTGGACATTGTTTAAGGATGCTGCTCAAGCACGAAGGCGGCTTCGTAAATCACCCGAAAGATCCAGGGGGCATGACTAATCTCGGTGTGACCAAGGCTGTCTATGATAAATGGATTGGCCGGGAAAGCACTGAGCAAGAAATGCGCGATCTAACGCCTGATGATGTAGCTCCGA